GAGAAAGATTGGTTAATAGCCGCCCATTGAACGCGGTTGCGTCAGGGTTAAATTATGTCCCGTTCAGCGGCAGGGCAGCGACCGAGGCCAAGATGGATAGGCAACTTACGCAGGCGGCTACTCGTTTGTTTGGGCAGGACTCTGACAATATGATGCTCGCCTTACGCAAGGCATCCGATGACCTCGGCGGCAAGTTCGATGCGACTTTGCGAAACAACGTGGTCAACTTCGATAAGCAATTGCTTGATGATGTGACGAGCGTGTTCAATACCGCGCAAAAGGAACTTGGTGCGGACTCGCTCAAGGCAATTGGCGGTCAGATTGACGAGTTAGTAGCCAAGGGCGCGGACGGTGTTATTGACGGCCAAGCGGCATACAACATTAAGCGCACACTGGATCGCATCGGGCGCAGGCCGACGCCGGAGGCATTTCACGCGCTTGAATTAAAGCGGGCGTTAATGGGCGCGTTGGATCGTTCACTTGGGGCTGAAAAGGCGGCAGCGTTTGCCACAACACGCCAACAATACGGGAACATGCTTTCACTTGAGAAGCTGGCAAAGAACGGCGTGGAAGGTGAAATATCCGTCGCACGGCTCGCCAATATGCCGAACATCAACAATCCGGCGCTCCAAGAAGTTGCCGACATTGCGGCACAGTTCGTCAAGGCGCGTGAAGGCCAGCACGGGGCTATGCAGAGGGCTATGGCCGGGCTTGCTACTGCAAGTCTTGGCGGGCCTATGGGATTGGCTGCTGGAGCCGCTGCGGGGCGCGGAACAAACATGCTGCTAAATAGCAGCGTCACGAAGAACGCGCTTACCGGCCAAATAAACCCGGCTGTTGAAAATGCGTTGACCGAAGCGTTGAAGCTAACTTACAAGACTGCGCCAACAATCAGCGCCCGGTGAATCCTTTGATGAAGGCGACTATCGCCACGGCGATAAGGACGATGACAGCTTTCCAGATTTGGTAATCCGTAAATTCCACAATTCCTCCGAAGCCGCCCTGTGCGGCTTTTTGCTTTTCAAGGATAACACATGCCGCTTTACCCTCTGTTTGCGCTTGGGCAAGAAGGTAAGTCCAAGACGGTCACGGCGCAGCGGCATCTCAACATCTACGCCGAGCCATCCGACGATAAAAGCCAACTGAACTTCTACGGGACTCCCGGCACGTCGCTGTTTTTCTCGTTTGGCGACACGCCGGTGCGCGGAATGCTGCCTGTCGGGGATTATCTCTATTGCGTCCATCGCGGCACGTTCTACGAGGTCAACAACGCCGGGGTCAAGACCTCACGCGGCACGATTGGCACGACTACCGGACGGGTGCAGTTGTGCAGCAATGGCACGCAGATTGCGATTGTCGATGGCGCGGCGCTGTGGGTCTACACGATAGCTTCCAACGCCTTCGCGCAGGTCACGACGAACCTTTTAGCTGTGCCGATTGATGTGACCTATCAGGACGGGTACGGCGTGCTGACGTTTGCCGATGGACGGTTTCAGATTACCGCGCTTTACGACTTCAAAACGCTGGATGCTTTGGAGTATGCGACCGCTGAAAGCAATCCTGATGGACTGGTGCGGATTCTGGCCGACCACGGCGAATTGATCCTGGCAGGCGAGAACACCACGGAATTTTGGGGCAACAGTGGCGGGCAGGATTTCCCCTACTCGAATATGCGGGGCGCTACGCTTGAATGGGGCTTGGCCGCGCCTTGGTCGCTGTGCAAGTACAACGACAGCGTAGCGGGGGTATTCCGTAACTCTATGGGGCAAGTGCAAGTCATGATGTTGGCCGGTCACGCGCTCAAGAAGATTAGTTCTCCCGAAGTGGACTATCTGATCAACGGCTATTCGGCGGTGGCTGACTGTACGGGATTCGCGTACATGCTCGGCGGTCATCCCATGTTGCAGTTGAATTTCCAGTCTGCGGGTAAATCGTGGCTGTACGACTCACTAACCGGACTTTGGAGCGAATTGCAATCAGGTCTGTCCGGTGCGCGGCATATCGGCGAAATACATGCCGACTACATCAACAAGCCGCGAGTATCGGATTACAGCAGCGGCAATGTCTACACGTTGGAAGCCGACACTTACACCGATAACGGCACGGCGATTCCCCGCGAGATCATCAGCAAGCACGTTCTCAACAATCTCAAGGATTTGACGGTTCACGCGCTGCAATGTGACTTTGAAACCGGCGTGGGCTTGGTATCAGGGCAGGGCAGCGACCCGCAAGCCATGTTGCAGATTTCACGCGACAACGGGCGCACTTGGGGCAATCAACGTTGGGCGAGCATGGGCAAGATCGGCAAATACCAGACCCGCGTGATATGGCGTCGATGTGGTACGGCGCGGGATTTCGTGTTCAAGATTCGCATGACTGATCCGGTCAAGTTTGCACTGTCGGGCGCTGCCTTGGATGTAGGCCAATGAACAACGCGCCTCCCATCTCTGAGGGCGGTCTGTCGGGAACATGGATCAACTGGTTCCAACAGGTCTTTAGCTGCCTGCCATGGAAACAAGCCTTCAACGTCAAGGCAACGCTTGATTTCCCCTCAATTATCGCGCAGCAGCAATCGGGCTTAACGGTCACGGTCAATGGCGCACGTTCCGGCGATGCGGTCATCGTCACGCCTACGGCTGATGTGACTGGCTTGATCTTTACCGGCGCGGTGACTGCGATTAATACGGTCACGGTCTACGCCAAGAACTTCAGCGGCATTGCTGTCGATGCCACATCGCAAACCTTCCGCATCATCGTTATCCAGAAATAGGGGCATTCATGGCGAAGCTATCTCCATTATTCAACTGTCAGACCGTCACGGATGCGGGCGTTCCGGCTTCCGGCTGGAAAATCCTGACCTACGTTGCCGGATCATCGACCCTGCAATCAACGTTCACGGCAGAGGACGGACTGACCGCGCAAGCCAACCCGATTGAATTGGATGCTGACGGCTTCCCGCCTAGCCCTATTTGGCTGACTGCCGGCGTAGCGTACAAATTCATCCTGACCGACGAAAACGACGTTGTACAGCGCACGTTCGATGATGTCTCAGGTATCAACGATACGACCACCTCAGCATCGCAATGGCAGGCTTCAGGCGTCACGCCGACCTACGTTAGCGGGACGCAATTTACCTTGGTTGGCGACCAGACCTCGGAATTCCACGTTGGCCGCAGGTTGCAATTTACGGTGACAGCCGGGACGGTCTACGGTGTAATTTCTGTCGCAGCCTATACCTCGCTGACCACGATTACCGTGGTGCTGGATTCCGGCGCACTGGATTCCGGCCTGTCAGCGGTCAACCTGTCCATCCTTCGCGCAGATCATCAAGCCGTACCGCAACCGGCTGGCAATGTCGAACTCGCTGCCGGTAAGTCGATCATCTTCGAAGGCACGACCGCCGACGCTTACGAAACCACACTGTCAGCCGGTGAGCCGACCGTAGACCGGACGATTACGCTACCGGACGCAACCGATACGCTAGTCGGCAAGGCTACGACCGACACGCTGACGAACAAGACGATCAGCGGCGCGGACAACACTCTGACCGCCCTGGTCAAGAGCGACACAACGAAGGCGACCACAAGCGGCACAGAGGTGGACTTCACCGGCATCCCGGCATGGGTGAAGCGCATCACCCTGATGCTGTCCGGCGTATCGACTTCCGGCACGGCTAACCTGCGCATCCAATTAGGCGATGCTGGCGGCGTTGAAAACTCCGGCTATCTCGGCGCGAGTACGGCGCTTTCGTCCGCTGCCAGTACGCAGAACTTCACCGCAGGCGTGGACTTCCTGACGAACAGCGCGGCGAACGTGGTGCATGGCACGGTTCTGTTTGAATACATGGGCGCGAACCTTTGGACGATAACCGGAACGCTAGGCCATAGCAACGGCGCGTTCATGACCATTGCGGCAGGGACGAAAACGCTATCCGCAACGCTCGACCGCATTCGACTGACAACCGCAGGCGCTGATACGTTCGACGCCGGTTCCGCAAACATCCTCTACGAATGACAACTATGGAACTCTCCCACATCGGCCTGTTCGTGCTGACCGCTTGTGTCGGCGTTCTCGGTTGGTTCGCCCGCGTGCTGTACGAAGCCACGCAATCTTTGCGGCGCGACCTGTCATCGTTGGAGGTGAAAATATCCGCTGAATACGTCCGCTACGACCGATTGCAGGACGCGCTCAAGCCGATCATGGATTCGCTGCGGGAGATTAAAGAGGCGCTCTCGCACAAGGCCGATAAGTGAACCGCGACCTTCTTACGGCTGATTTGGAGCGCGACGAAGGGCTGCGGCTCAAGGCTTATCAATGCACATCCGGCAAGTGGACAATCGGCATCGGGCGCAACGTGCAAGACCTCGGCATCACGAAGTCTGAGGCTTACATGCTGCTCGGTGGCGACATTGACCGCATCAGCGCAGAGCTAGACAAGGCGCTTCCTTGGTGGCGCAGTTTGTCCGAACCGCGCCAAAGAGCCTTAGCCAATCTCACTTTTAATCTAGGCATCGCCCGATTGCTCGGCTTCCCCAAAATGCTCGCGGCATTGAAGTCGGGCGACTACGCCGAAGCTGCCCGCCAATTGCTTGATTCCCGCTATGCACAGCAAGTCGGTTCCCGCGCTAACCGTGTCGCATCACTCATCGAAAAGGGTTGATATGGACAAGCTCATCAAGACGTTTAAAAGCAAGACCATGTTGGTTAGCTATGCGCTGATCATCCTTGGCGCTGTAGAGGCGCATTTCAGCCTTGTGGCTGGCTTTATCCCCGCTGCTTATCATCCTGTCGCCATCTCCCTGATCGGCCTTCTAATGGCCGTCCTGCGGCTTGTTACCACTAAGCCGGTGGCCGACAAGTGAGCCTCTACGCCTACGCCGCTGCTGGCCTGTTCGCGCTTGTGCTGTTAGCCGGTAGCCATTGGAAAGCGTACTCAGCCGGTCAGTCCGAAGTCCGCACCGAATGGCTGACCGCACAGACCATATTCCAGGCGCAAGCACGCCGCAAAGAATCCCGCATGACCAATCAAATCAATGAGGCTCGCAATGCTGCTGCCAAACGTGAAACGAAGCTGCGCGCTGATGCTGCCGGCGCTCGTCGGTCTGCTGACGGGTTGCGCGACACCATTGCCAACATCAAGCGCGGACTGCCCGAGCTTCCCGCCGATGCCGCAAGTGACCGAGCCGACGCCCTCGCAGACGTTTTCCTCTCGTGCGTCTTCGAATATCGAGACATGGCAGAACAAGCTGATCGAATCGCAAGTGACCGACAAACGATGATTGATGGATGGCCGAAATAAGGAGCCTGCCATGTGGATCATGCTGCTGCTGTTCCCTGCAAGCGTCTTTGCCATGATTGTCGATTCCGGCGAAGAATGCGCTGCGCTATGGGCGGTCAATCAGGCGCATTTTTTCGTGACGGGGCAGGAAGCGTCTGCCATGTGCGCACAGACTTGGGAGATTTGATTGACCACCATCGTTTGCAATCGGCAGGGCATGGCAGCGGATAAGCGGGCATCAGGTCTGCCGCTTATTCGAGTAACGAAACTGTTCCGCATCAACGGGTCGGTCATCGGCATTGCAGGCGTCTACGAGCAGGCATTGCGGTTCATTGAATGGCGCAGGACGCCCGACGCCAAGCCAACATTTGCCGAGTCGTCAAACTTCTCCGCGCTCGAATTAACTCCTGATGGGCGCATTCTATTTTGGGGCGCTGAAATGATAGCCATACCCGTCGAAGAAGAATATTACGCAATCGGCTCCGGATGTCCCTACGCACTCGGCGCAATGGCTAGGGGCGCATCGCTGAAGGAAGCAGTCAAGATTGCCGGACGATGGGACGAAGCGACAGGCTCCGAAATCCAGACCATGACGCTACGGAGCCACGCATGACCGACCTTCGGCAGTACGCCACGCCACGCCAAGCTGAGTATCTCGACGCGGTAGAGAAGCACGGCAGTCATCGTAAAGCGGCTATTGCGCTCGGCGTTGATGCATCCTCAATTAGTCATTCCATGGTCGGGCTGAAGCGCAAAGCCGCGAAGATGGGCTATGCGCCCGAGCACGATATGGTTAGACCTGTCCCGGACGGGTATTCCGTCAAGGGAATATCGACGTACTACAACGCAGAGGGCAAGCCTGCGGGACAGTGGGTGAAGTCGAGCGTAGACCGTGAGCGCATGGAAGAGATCATGCGGGAGTTCGTCACGGAATTGTGCCAGGAGGCCAAAGGACGATCGCCAAAGATCAACCCGCCCAAGTTCGTGAATAGCGACCTGCTGACGGTCTACCCAATCGGGGATCAGCATCATGGCATGTACGCCGATCCAACCGAAACAGGCGATGCCTATGATGCGAAGATTTCGGTTCATCGGCTGGAAAGCGCGTTTGACCACCTCGTTTCGTTAGCTCCAGCGTCAGAGAATGCGCTCCTAATCAATCTCGGTGATTTTTTGCATGGCAATGACAGCACCAACGAGACAGAGCACGGTAATAGACTTGATGTAGATACCCGCTTTGGCAAGGTGCTGCATTCCGGCGCAATGGCTCTGGTTCGTTGCGTCCTGAAGCTGCTTGCCAAGCACCAGACCGTCCATGTGTGGAACGTTCGCGGGAACCATGACCGCGACGCAGCATTGGCGCTTGCAATGGCAATGAGCTTCTATTTCCACAACGAGCCGCGTGTGATTGTTGATATTGGAGCAGGGCTATACAAATATCACAGGTTTGGCAACGTCCTGATTGGGTCGCATCATGGGCATGGCGCAAAGGCGCAAGACCTGCCGCTAATCATGGCCGAGGATCGGAAAGCGGATTGGGGCGTGACGGATCACCGTGTTTGGCACTGTGGGCATATTCACCATTTGACGCGCCGCGACTATGTTGGATGCACGGTTGAAACGCACCGAACACTAGCCGGAACCGATGCTTGGCACGCGGGGCAGGGCTACCGCAGTAAAAAGGATATGAACGCGATTGTGTACCACATCAAGCACGGGGAAATTCAGCGCACGCGCTTTGATATGGGTATGGTGGAAGCGGCCTAGTTCGCGCTGCTTAAATTTTAGCCGCAATGTCCGACGCGCTCGGCCTGTAATACACGTTCATCAGCAAATTGAGGTTGCGATGCCGCGAGATTTTCGCCAGCGTCATCACGTCAACCTTACGCGCAAGGTGCGTTAGCGCAGTTGCCCGCGAGTCGTGAAAAGTGAGTCCGCTAATCAGCAGTTCCTTGCATAGCGTCGTGAATAGCGTGCTGGCTTCGTTCGCGCCAACGATGAACGCAGGGCGGTCTAGCAGTTTGGCGGCGATCCGGCCAATCGGGATATTCGCCGCGCTCTCGGTCTTGGTCTTGATCCTGACCACGCTTGCCCGCTTATCGAAGTTCTCAGGCGCCCGCACGACCTCGCCAAGCCGCATACCCGTCCGCAGGGCGATGTGGAACGCTGCCTGTACCTCAGCGGTCTTGCCCGTCCGTTTCGCCCGCAGGACGCGCTTGATAAGCTGCCAAGGCCATACCGTCACGCGGGCATCGTTCTCACGCGGCAGCTTCACGCCTTCAAACGGGTTGCGGTCAATTTTTCGCCATTCCAGGCGGGCGACGTTGAACACATTGCGCAACAGGTTCGCCTCGCGCACCACGGTTGAGCCGCTGACCGTCTTGACCCGCAAGTCTCGCCATTGGGCAATATGTGGCGAGTCTATATCGGCCAAGGCCATGTTATCGAACATGGGCATGGTAAGCATGGCATCGAGTCGCCGTATCTCCCACACGCCGCCTGATTTCTGGCTGGAAACGTCCGTTTTGTATTTGAGAACAGCGTCGGCAAAAGTCATGCCATAGGATGACCGCAGGCGCTTGGCTTGCGATTCTTGCTCGACCGCCCACTGTTGGGCTTCGCGCTTGGTGTCGAAGGATTTAGACCAGCGGCGACCGTTGCGCTGGATTTGCGAACGCCATTTACCGCTGGCCTTATCTTTGTATATGTACGCCACTAAAGCCCTATGACCTAGAGGATACGACCCCAGAAAGGCCGATTTTTGCTTTGTTGTAGGCCGCCGCGGCTTCCTCTAGTGTTTGGAATAGCCCAAGGTAGTGACGCGCATTGTTGACCCGAATTTCTGCTTTATATTGCCCCCGGTAGAGGCTTACGCCACGCTTCCCCGTGTTGTTTTTTGCGGAGTTGCTTGCAGAATTTTGCAGGTTCGTCCAATGGTCTACGTCACGGAGGTTTTCAATGCGGTTGTCGCTGCGGATGCCGTTGATATGGTCAATGAATTGTTTAGGCCATTCCCCGTTGGCATACAGCCATGCCAATCTATGAGCTAAATACTGCGACCCATCAACAGTGATTTCGACGTATCCGGTGCGGGTTGTGTGTCCAGCAGGAAGCCCTGTGAACTTTCGGCCTCCCCGGTTTTCACGCCAAGTGAAGTGACCCGTGGCGGGGTCGTAAGCAAGCAGTTCTCTTAAGCGGTCAGCGCTGATAAAATCTCGATTAGCCATTTTTCGTTCCCTAATAACGTGATGGTTAGAAGCCCGCACGCGATTCGTAGTCGCTGCGGGTTTCGTTATTTTAGCGGAAATCGCAAAATAAAAGGGGGATTAGAAAGGGAAGTTTAAGGGGGGATGGTTAGCAATAGTACCCTGTTTCCCTGTGATTCCCGCTGCGTCCCTGTAGTGGCTTGTACTATGTAGATATGGCGAAGAATGCCGGGAGCCGGAATCGAAGCCATAGGCAAAATTATGCATATTCGGGATTCATTTGCACTTTTGCGGGCTTCCGATGCAGAAAATCCCGAACTTCGGTGGTCAACCAGCAGGGACGATACCGCGTTGAGCCGGGAGCCGGATCAGGGAATCCAACCAGCTTCGTGATTACGTCGCGGGCGTGGCGGCGATTGCATTTCCAAGTGTTGGCAATATCGTCTAGCGTCATCAATTCGTCAGTCATCCTTCCCTCCTGGCAGCGTCAATCCTCTTGTCAATCTCGGAGTCAAGGCCGCTCAAATCCTCCCACTCCGTGAGCAGGTATGGCGGCTCAGACCGGCTACACATGTTGTCCCGGATATAGCGATACCGCGCCGCATCCTGCTCTGCCGCCCGCAACATCGCCGTCAACTCGTCCACCCGTCGCGCCTCTGCATCTGCCGCCATCGTTGCATGGTGCAATTTATGCTCTGCCGCTTCCATCCTAGCCAGTAGCGCAAGGATAGTAACGGGGCAGGCGGCTGCGATATAGTCCGCGTCGCACTTGCTTTGCACGCCCGCATTCCAGTCGGCGTCCACGATGTAATCGGCATAAAAACTGTCTGATGCCCGTATCTCGCTATGCGGCCACCTTGACGCGACCCACTTGCCCGGAGTCGCCGCTGCAGCCAATTCCCGCAATCGTGTCGCGTCCATTATTTCCCCTCCACTTTGGCTAACGCCTCTCGCAGCATCCGGCATGTATGCGAAAGCCGGTTAATCGGCACAAGCTGCTCGGGGTATGCGTCGAGTGAATCAATCAAGTCCTGCGCGTGTTCGCGTATTGCGTCCACATCAGCAAGTGCTGCCTCAAGTTGGGCGATGGCTTCCAATTTCTCCGCGTATTCGGAAACCTCATACAGTCCAATGTATTCGCCAAGGTTGCGGAACCAGCGCCCGTCCTCCTTGAAGCAGTCCTGCGGAACGCTGTTCTTGAGCGCGTCCAATCCGGCTTGTATGGCTGCTCTCACGATTTCCCCTCCGCTATGGTGGCAGGGTCAAGTGCGCGGATAGCTTCAACCTGACGCCATGCGGTCGATACAGCCTTCGCCGCCGCCTCAAGTCCCATCCTGATGCCCTGCTCCAATGCTGCGGCCGGGGCGGTGTAGAGTGGCTTGCCAATGATTGCATCGGCGTCCACGCCTTTGCGCAATGCGCCGCTAATTCGCCCGCCAACTCCAACGGATGTGACTATCGCTACCGGCTCAGGCGCAGGCTGTGCAAGTGCTGCCTCAAGTTGGGCGATTACGACTGGCAAATCTCGCTCAGCCACTTGGCACACCCGCAGAATAGGCGTGTTGTATTGGTACGATAATTCCGTGGTTTCCTTTTCGCGCACATTCTGCACAAATTGATGCAGATGACTCAGCGCCCGCACTGCAGCTTGCATCGCTTGCGCGTCGGGATCAGTTCTCATTTCTTATCTCCACATTCGTCACAGCGATACACAGGCGCTTCGTAGGTCTGCCAGAACTTGAACAGCTTGCGCGCTGTCCGGTATCTGGCGATCCACAGCGCGCCCTCGCCGTCACAGCCGGGACATCTGCCGTAGGCGTGCATCATCATTTCCCTTCTCCTTTCAGTGCGCGTTTGCGAATAGCTGCCACGACCTGATCTGCTAAACGATAAAACGCCTCATCGCGGATCACCATTCCATCTCGCAGCGCGTCTACGAAGCCTTCCACTGCCTGTGCTTGAGCTTCAATTACTCGCTCATCAGTCAGCGCCGTGATAGGTGCGGCGCGGGCGGCTTGCCACGCGTCTCTGGCTAAATCGTAGGCTTCTGGCGTGGGGCGTTGGAAGCAAACCGTTCTTAGCCATTTCTCGAAGTCGGGTTCGGCTGGCTGATGTGTCGCCGCATTCTGTGCAGCCTTTAGCCGGTCAATCTCCGCATATTCGTGTTCGTTCTTCATTTGCTCCCCCAAATCAAGCCCACGTTCGCAATCGAATAGCCGATAAAGGTCAGCGCCATCCCCGGCTTGCCCTCGGCAACAAAGAACGCTGCCGTGGCAAGGTAGATCACGCCGACGAAGCCGATTAGCCACGAACTCATATACCTTCCCTGTTCATTGTTTTAAGCGCCTCGTCGCGGATCGCCGCGAACTCTGCTTCTGTCATCGGCTTAAACAGCAGCGAGCAGACCAGATTGCGCAGCATGACAATCTCCGCAGCAGCCGCAGCCACTTCGATGATTGGCGACTGTGCAAGCCGGTCTAACTCGCGCTGGTTCATGGCTAGGCGATCAGCGCAGCACGGCCACGCAACGGGTCAGCAAAAGGTATATCGTCATTGAACGAACCGCCCACTGGCTCCGGTTCCTGCTTGCTACGCGCTTGCGTTGGCGCTTGCTGCTCGACGGGCTTGAACGAGAGGCTTTGAAACTTCCCGTTATTGCCGTCTTTTGTCCACGCGCTGATATAGTAGAGAACGCCGCCGATCATTGCCTTGCCAGTTCCGTGAGGATGCGTATCTTTCTCGCGCTTGTCGTTTTTAAAAATTGTCCCGCTGTTGTCCCGCTGTTCGTAAGCCACGTTATGCCGCCTTTTTGAGTGAGTGTTGCTGCTGCATTTCCAGCAGCTCGGATTCCAGGCTATCGACTTCAGCCAGAAACTTCGTCAATGCCGCGCTGTATTCCTCAAGCGGCAAATCACTTGCTTTCACCTCGACCACAAAAAGGTGCAAGCCGTCTAAAAATCTATCGTCGAAACTGGCGAAGATGCAGGACTGAGCGCAGGTAACGATCAGGTTGTGCATCACCTGCGCGGTGTATTCACTCGGCAGCACGTTGGCCTTTAGGTAGCCGACATGCGTGGTGGTCTTGGGCGCTTTCAATTCGATGATGGTCTTAAAATCGTCCACATCGCCATCCAGGCTTGCGCCGATCATCATGCCGTTGTGCGACAAGAACCCTGTTTCGCGCACCATAATTCCGCGCTCGGCTTCCAGCTTCAGCCTAGCCAGCGGTTCCTTCTCAATCCCGCGTTGGATATGCTCGTTGGTGAAGTCGGATACTTCCGGCTCGCCGGTAATGCGCTCGACTGCCAGTTGCAGCTTGTAGTCATTCCGGCCAGCGGTCTTGTCGCCCATAAGTACGGCTTTCGCTTTTGAGCCTGTTACCCGGCCAGCGCGGGCAGCGAACCATTCAGGCGAGCGTTGTTCTGCTGCGATAATGGAGAAGTTCATGCTGCCGCCATATCGGTGAGCATTGCCTTGCGCGAGGTGCAATGCGCTTTCAACGTGTCGGATGCGGCAACGTCGCCCACTTCGGCACAGGCTTTCATGATCGCGCTGTATAGCTTCGTTAAGTCTGCGACGGTATTTGTCGCGTCGATCTTGGCCTTGAATGCCGCGACGTTCACGCCTTCCGGCGCTGCTTGCTTGGCCTTTACAGCCGCGTTGCCATCGTCATCTTCTGGCGCTATGCCGCACGCCGCCATGAGGCTGTAGCGACGGGCATATGACAGTGCGCTGCCGTAGCCTTGCGGGTCATTCTTTGCGGCCGGAACGTGCAACGTGCCGCCGCTCATTGATTCGCCGGATTCGTGGATGAAGCAGGTTTCCACGGTCACGCCGGTATCGTCCTGATGCGTCTTTTGCACCAGCCCGATACCATTGGCGTTAAGCGAATCAAGTACCGCTTCCACGCACGCTGCTAGGTCTGCATAGCGGCTCTTGAAATGTGGGTTCGTGCTGGTCTTGAGCGCAGGGGCAAATCCCCTTTGCGCCTTCACGAATGCCGCGTAAATCTTGGTGTTTGATTCCATTTCACTCTCCCATTGTTCCTGCTGGTTTTCTTCCTCTTGCCGCCAATCCGCGCCCATCACTTGAAACCTCTGTGCCATTCGCGGAATATCCGGCGAATCCCTCGCCGCCAGTACCGTATGAGGTATCGCACCATCACGCCTCCATCTCAGCGCGACGCATTGCTTCCCGATTCTGCCTAGCCATCTCGACCCGCGCCCGCTCATGCGTCAACCCAACGTTGGTGTTCAGGCTGTTGGTGTACGGGCGAAAAGGATTGAGCAGGTGCGGGGTGAACTCGTATTCCTTGCTGCGCAGTTGCTTAACGATGGTCTTTGTCATCTCAGCCCCCGATCAATTTAGCGACCGCATCAGCGACCGATTCAGCAATGCCGACCAGTCCGAGGACTAGCGCGACCATCCAGTAACCAAGGCTGTCGGCGGTCATGCTCCGTTTTCCTCTGCTGCCATGCGCAGATCAGCGGCTTCGGCGCTTGCTGCGACCATTGCGGCGACCTTGGCGGGATCGCACAGCGCAATAAGCTCTGCCATCACGTCCTGCGCTACCGTGTACAGTCCCAAGTAATCATTAGTGTTCGCCAGCTCTGAAACACGTCCCGCCGCATAGCCCGCAATGAACGGCGGCAGACTGCCCTCTTTCTTTGCATCGCTGGTCGCCACTCGCAATATGGCGGCAATCCTGTCCCGCGCTTTTTGTTCGTTCATGCTTGCTGCTCCAGATTCGCCAGCGCATCAGCAGCGTCCGCACCGTCTGCCGCCTGTTGAGGCTCGCTTCCGTTGAGGAACACATTGGCAATCGCTTTGCGGAACGCTGGCCGGTAATCAAGCGACTGTTCTGCCTGACGCGCCAGTTCAAGCGCGGATAACTGAAGCCAGTAAAAACGGTTGCAGCTCCGTTCAAGCGCGCGCTGCAAGTTGTCGATGTGGTCGATCAGGTCAGCAGGCTTGAGCGTGGCAACGATGTATTCGCCGGAGTCCGTATCAACTTCTTCGTCATCTTCGTCCGCAGGCAGGTAGTAGTCCGGATGCTCACGTTCTGGATTGCTGGCTAGTGCAAGTCGCTCGCCAAGTTGGAATGTTTCGTATGCGTTCATGCTTGCACCTGCGCATTCAGGCTTTGCAGGTACGCCATGATTGGGATGGCTTCGTACTTGGCCGTGTTGATCGCTGCGACCGTCTTGCTGTCGAAGGTTTCCATCACGACCGCGCCAGTTTCTTTGTTGCGGATAATCCAGCTAGTAGTTGTCGCCATCTCGTTCCCCCTTGTGTTCGCTGTGTGTCAGCGCGTAGGAGTACTTTACCAAAAGGATAAACAGAACGCAAGGGTTTATTTATCGAAAAGATAGAGTATCTGCAAAAAAAATATGCAGACGAAAAAAAACCCGCAATCGCGGGCGCGGTTGGTAAGTAGAACTACTAAGGGGTTTTTGGGTTCGCCGTTCGCACTTCTATGGCAGAAATCTCGCCACGCCTGACTAGCTCGGCCACTAGCTCATCGGAAGGAACTTCGGCCAGGGGAGGCCGGAAGCTATCTTCTAGCCTTGCTACTAGCTCGGCGTTGATTGAACGGTGCGCAACCACGGCAGCGGCCTCAATCCTGTCTTTCAGGTCTGACGGCATACGCACAGACAGAGGATTGATGAACCGCATGATTGCCTGATGCCCTTAGAGGGGAGGCGGCAATTCTATGTCGCTACACCGTGCCGTTATAGTGACACGGTGTTGCTATGCAAGATGTTGAATTCAGGAAATTGTTGTAACCTCGGCATCTTGACCGAGGCGGAGGCAAACATTATGCTGTATTCATGTACAGGCTTTGTTCCCCGAAGGTTGATGTTTGACTGGAACCACAAGCAGAAATAATTACAAAGGGGGACGGGGTGCAAACAAAAAATGGGAAAGAATCTGCGTTACTGGACGCTTTCCGTAGGTCTACAGAGGAAGATCAGAATGCAATACTTGCATTTGCGAGAGATTCGGCAAATCAAGCAAGTGAGATTCCACTTCCCAAACTGCTATAGCAGTTTCTCGGCGTTTTCTGCCATCCTTAGAATCTGTTTCCGGCCAGCATCAGAGCATTGACCGAACAGTAAAACAAGCCTTGCAACATCGCCAGCCAGCACAGCCGCTTCTGTTGCTGGCTGGTTTTCTTCAGCCGCCCAAGCATTCGGCTGGTCAAGCCAACCTTCGGTTTTTCCGAACGCGGCTTCGATCTTCCTGGCCGTAGCACTCCCGATGTTCTTTGACGGCGCTTTGCCGATCAACTGGCTCACGCGGGACTCTGACGCGCCTATCGCTTCCGAAAAGCGCGCAGAGCCGCCGCATTGCGTGGCAAGCCATCTTGCGTTCTCTCGTCGGATTTCAGTGCTTAACATGCGCGGCATGATGGTCTACTTTATCAAATATTGACATTTCCAAAACGGTAAAGAAATTACTTGCGCTCACTTTACCTATTTGGTAAAGTACTGCGCATGGACATGAAAACCTACCTCCGCGAAGCAACACCCGACCAGCGCACAGCGTTGGCAGAGCAAGTTGGTTCCAGCGTCGCTTATTTTTATCAAATTGCAGGTGGTCACAAAAAGGCTGGCGCCGCTTTATGCCGCGCTCTGTCTGATGCTGAACCACGTCTGACGCTTTCAGAGCTGCGGCCTTC